GGAGGACAACACCTTCTCGAATCCGGCTGAGTATAAATACTCTGGCAATCACCGCTAATCCTACCATCGGATGGTTAACGGCCGTGAAAGGTCGTCGACGCAAGTCCGATGAGAGGTCAGCGATGACTCTCAACAACTGATTGGGAAATAGGATAAAACCGAAGTCTAGTATATGAGTCCACACATCCAGCCAAGCTCCCGGGTTACGTACGGCCGTTACTAATAAACGGCCGGATAACGGCGAGAGATCACCATGATGCGCGGACACGACTCGCTTAGCGAACTCTAACAGCCCCGTCGTCGACTGAATGGTCTTCGACATGTTAATGGGGACTCCTAAATATCGCATCAGAGACAGATACTCATTAGCTACATCTTGGCGGATGATAACAATATCATCCCCAAGGAGAGCGTAGAGTGGATACCATCCTTTCCAACCTGCCCTGTAAGCGGCCAACTGCACGATAACGTGATGTGTAACCGCCAACATAGCCCAGGAAGAAAGCGCACCTATAGGCTGACCTACAGAGTACTTGATATTTCCGACCTTCGGGTGGAAGTACGAGCGCGCTGTTAACAGCCGGCGCCACGCCTTCGCTCCGGAGGCCCCAATCAAAATGGTAAGAATCTGTTCCTGAAGTGCCACGGGTAATCTATCCGTAGCACTAGAGAGGTCGAAACTAAAGATCGGCATACCCAGACGAGAATAATGAAGAAGGCTCTGAATAGGAGCCATCTGATCAAAAGTCCCGTCTTGCGGAATCCCCTTTAGAAGGGCAAACAAGAACCGGTGGAGGGGTTTTAACGCCCACTGAGACCAAAAGTCTACAACTCCAACGATTCGACGTTTACCGCCCCCGTCTTTCGCTAAAACGGCCAAACGGCCGAGGCGAAATACGGACCCTCTAATCAGTATCAAGATTGCCACCGGAAGGATTAGATGCGCCAACGCTACCAGCCATAAGGCTAGTAATGGTTGTTTTGACGCCAAACACCAAAGCCCATACCACATCAACAAGATGGGGGACAGGGCCCAGGCGAAGGCATCTTTCGCGCTACTCCAGGTGGACCAGGGATGATTAGGCCCTGATGACGTACTCTCCCAAGGTAGACAGTGGCCCGCAAATGCGGACCAATCTGGAACCCAGAAGAGACGTAAGACCGTCTTCAGCTCCGGAAGAGGCAATGTTGCGGAAATCCCTGTAAAAGGATTTACGATGCTGGAGAAATCCGGCATTGCACCCTTCCAATCTAGCACTCTATACAAGCTGAACACCGTGTGAAGTCCTCTAAACTGCAGCTTCCCGAAGGCCGATCCTAAATTAACAGGACGAAGCCCGACAGGAACTACAGCCGGAATACCACATGGTGCTAAGCGGACCCTACAACCGGGGTTCGGAGTGTAAGGGACTCGGTTAGCCCACGCGATCAATGCCAGTCGGCACTCCTTTAAGTATAGGATAAGGAACGGCGTACCGGATCCTTTCCACAACTTGAGGAGGCGATCAGACAAGACCATCGATGGTCCAGCAGGAAGGCCGAGAAGGCGAACTAGCCGCAACATTACTCGAGACCATTCGCTCGGTCGTAACCAGCGAAAATCTACATGTTTTGGTTTGAAGGCGGTGAGTTTAATAAACCATCCAGCCTCCTCCAAGACTCGTCGAACATTCCATCTACGCCACCAATTGGCGAGATTTCGATATTCGATATACAGCCCAACATTTGTGTCCGAACGGAAAATTCCGATTACGAACCAATATGGAAGGCTGAGTAGAACGAGGAGCCCAACGGCTCCAAGGGTCCCGAATAGTTTTGCGGCTTTTAACCATAGTACCAATTGCGTTTTAATGAAGTTCATAGCTTTGAATTTTATTTAAAGACGTAGTTGATGGTTACCTGTGGTAACTACACGACCTACAAGGTCGGGGTGCTAGCCCTCCTCGTAAGGGGATTGGTACTTCACTTCACCCAATGTGCGTCTGTCACATGCAGAGCAGGAATCTTCACCTGTTAGTGCTCCAGTAGGAGGGTTCCCATCTCTACCAAGAGATGGACGTCCTCCTCAACGGGTTAGTCCGGGTAACCATGCTTTCGCAGTATTTTACGTTACCAGGAGACCTGGATGGGGCCATGCACTAGCCTTTGGGAATATCCGGGGTCCCAATTCAGCCGCCC